GCTGGCCGCCATGTCGTCGAGCTCCTGCGGCCGGCCCTCGTTGCCGTTGAAGACGTCGATCACGCCGGCCATGCCCTCGACGAGCTCGGCGAGCGGACCCGCCACGAACTCGCCGAACGCCTCCGTGCCGTCGGCCGCGGAGTCGACCATCGAGTGACCGAAGTCGATCGCGCTGTTCACGAGATCCTGGAAGAACTGCAGCATCGGGCCGCGGTTCTCCGACACCCACTCGGCCGCGTTCGCGAGCGGCTCCGAGAACGCGCCCGCGAGCGCGCCCTTGATGCCGTCCGCCGCGACCTCGATGTTCCGTCGCGCCTGCTCGATGGTCGTCGCGTCGTTGTCGGCGAGCGTGTCGAACATCCGTTGCGCGGCGCCCTCGACGCCGTTCATCTGCGCGACCGCCGACGAGAGGTCCATCGCGAGCAGCGCGTCGCTCATGTCCTCGGCCTTGGTGCCGAACAGGGTGATCGCCGCGGCGTTGCGCTCGGACTCGTCGGGCATCGCCCGCAGCCGATCGAGCACCTCGTCGAGCGCGGACGCGGCCTCCGGGCCGCCCTCCGAGATCCGACGGTTGAGGTCGTCCCACGAGAAGCCGATGTCGTTGAACGCCTCCCGGTAGGCCGGGTCGGTGGCGAAGACGCCGAACTCCTTGATCGCGTCGGCCGCGATGTCGCTGTCGCGCGCGCCCGCTCGGATGGCCTGGCTCAGCAGTCCCATAGCCTGCGGGCCGTCGATGCCGAGCTTGCGGAACTGCGTCGAATACTCGTTGATTGTGTCGAGCAGATCGCCCGCGACGTTCACGCCTTCGCGCTCGCCGGCGGCGATGATGTCGAACGCCTCTTGCGCGGAGCGGGCGAGGCCCGTCCGGAGGAGCTGCGTCACCGCGCGGGCGACCGGCTGCACGTCCTCCCCGAGGACGTCGGCGATGCCGGCGAGTCCCTGGATCACGCGCTGCGAGTCGCGCTGCGCGCTGTCGGCGTCGATGAGGTCGAACTGCAGCGCGAGCCGCGCAGTGTTCATGTTCGCCTCGACCGACTCGCCGTACACGTTCGCGTACGCCTCGCCCGCGATGCGCGCCAGGCGCGCCGCGGACTCCTCGTCGATGCCGGTCAGCGCCTCGAGACGGTCGCGGCCGACCTCCTGCTGCAGGCCGTCCTGCACACCCTCGACGATCGCGTCGCCCGCGGCCTTGCCGAGCATCACGAGCGCGCCCGCGATCGGGATCGACGCGATCGCCGCGACGATGTTCTCGCCGAGCGCGGCGCCGGCCTGGTCTCCCGCGTCGGCGCCCGCGCCCTCCGCGCGGTCCTTGAGGCCCTCGAGCGCGGCGTCGGCGAGCACCGTGCTCGCGTCGACCTCGATCACCTCGCGCGCCTTCGTCAGCGCGTCGAGGTTCCGCTCGACCCGCGACAGCGCGGCCTGCGCACGCTTCGTGTCGGCCGTCACGTCGAGGCCGCCGAGCGCGCGCACCTCGAGATCCTCGAGCCGCTGCTTCGCCCTCTCGAGCGACTTCTCAGCGCGGGAGATGTCGGCGTCGAGCTTGAGCGCGGTCTTGTTCGAGACGAGCTTCTTCGCCTCGCCCTCGACCTTGTCCATGTCGGCGAGCGCGGACTTCGAGTCGACGTCGATCTTCTTCTTGATCGGCTTCTTCTCGATGCGCTCGGCGGACGCCTTGACTTCCTTCTCGCCCCGCTCCACGTCCTGCGTGTTCGCGGTGTAGAGGATCTCGAGCACGGCAGCGCGCAGCGACATGGGTCACCCCCGGATGGTCAGCGCCTCCCGCAGCCGCGAGGGCTCGTCGAGCAGCGAGAAGATCTGCGTGCGCACCGCGGTCCACGGCATCGCGCGGACGGCCGGGTCGTGCAGGTTGATGTGGTGGTGGCGCGAGAGATCCGCCACCACCAGGCGCCAGTGCTCGACGAGCGCGAGCAGCGACCCGTCGAGCTTCACGTGACCCGGCTTCGGCGCGGTCTCGCCCGGGCCCTCGGGGAGGAGCTCGGGCGGCGGCAGCTTGTAGTCGGGGAACACGCCGTCCTCGTCGGGCTCACCGACTCCGTACGGCGCCCAGTCCTCGACCGTGGTCAGCCTTTTGGGGCTGCACCACCGCCGTCCCCGGAGGGCTCGCCGCCGAGGTCGCGCGGCGTCCAGAGGATCACCGCGAGGTCGTCGGCGTACTGCTTGCCGCGCGCCCAGTAGAAGACGGCGTAGAAGCCCATGCGCGCGAGCGTCGCGTCGGCGACACCGTCCTCGATGAGCTGCCTGTAGACGTCGCCGAGCGCGGGGTGCTCGCCCGGCTTGATCGTGTCGAGCAGGCCCTGCACGCCGTCGGGCAGCGTCCCGTGGCCGGCCATGCCGAGGTTCACCTCGGCGCGCACCGCCATCGCGAGCACCTTCGCGGCGTCGCCCACGCTGGGGGGCTGCACCACGTAGGTGCGCTCCCCCAGCGTGAGACGGAGCGGGGGCGTCGCCCACTCGTCGAAGTCGACTGCGGACATCCGCTCCCCCGTTCGATCAGCCGCGCGTGTACGCGGCGGCGGTCGACGCGCCGTTGGGCGTCGTCACGATGACGGGCGCGGAGCCCGAGGTGCCGGCGGGCAGCGTCGCGACGATGGTCGCGCCGTCCACGACGGTGAACGCCGACGCGGCCGTGCCGCCGAAGGTGACGGCCGTCGCGCCCGTGAAGCCGACGCCCTTGATCGTCACCTGCTGGCCCGCGGCGCGGCCGGCCGGGAGGACCGACGAGACCGTCGGCGGGGTCGAGGCCCAGCCGCCGAAGGGGTTCGCGATCTCCGTCGCCGGGCCGACGCCGGTCAGCGTGACGGCCAGCGTCTCGATCTCACCCGCGGGGCCGGTGTTCACGCGCGACGTCGCGACCGTCGCGATGCCCTGCCGAGCGTCGGTCGGGTTCGGGACGCCGGTCGCCGGCTTGTGGTACCAGCGGACCTCGAGCTCGGCGAGCTCGCCGACGGCGGTCGGCTTCGTGCGCGCGAGGATCGCCTCGATCTCCGGCAGGTAGAGGCCCGTCGCCGTGGAGCGGTTCACCTGCACGTTGAACGCGAGCGCCCACGACCAGCCGGTCACCGCGGTGTTGTCGGCCCCGAGGTCGTCGTTCGTCTGCGCATCCTGCGTGCGCGGCGTCGGCGTCGGGTTGATCTGCGAGCTGCGGCGCACCGGCTGCCAGATCTTCGCCTCGCGGGTGCCGACGTTCACGTCGACGCCCATCTCGAAGGACTTGCCGACCTGGGTGCCGGCGGGAAGGGGAACAGCGATGGTCATGGTCATGCCTCCTGGTCGGTGTCGCTGGTGTCGTCGTCGGCGGGCTCGCCGTCCTCGACGTGGTGGAGCACGGGCAGGCCGTCCTCCTCGTGGGTGACGCGGGTCGACGCGGGGTCGACCTCGACGACCGCGAAGGGCTCGGGGTCGGTGAAGGGCTCGGGCTGCGCGGCGGGCCGGATCCCGGCCTCGGCGTAGCGCTCCTCGGTGGTGCTCATGGCTGGGTGGCCTCCTCGTTGTCGAAGGTGATGTGGAAGTTCTCGGTGCGCTCCTGGCGCCCGTTCTCATCGGCGCCGAGGCGGGCGAACGTGAGCGGCTCGACGTAGGCGATGCCGGGCACGAGCGCGAGCGCCTCCATGCGCGGCACGGCCACATCGGCGAGCGCGTCCGCACCGCCGGGGTCGCCGCGCTGCCCGCGCAGCAGGAGCTGCACACGGCGGCCGCGGACGAACTCGCGGGGCCGGTCAGCACGGTCGTACGTCGAGACGCCGACCGCTCGGTCGGGGGATGCGTCGATCGCGCCGTAGAAGACGCCGACGACCGTCTGCGGGTACGCGCCTTCGCCGGCCCACCGCCAGCCCTCGAGTCCGCCGAGGTGCTCGCAGATGAGCTCGGTCAGTTCGACGTCACCCACTGCCGAGCGCCTTCTGCAGCGCCTTCGCGGCGATGCCCTCGGCGTCGACGGCCTCGGCCGCGGTCTCGAGGAACTTCGCCTCGCCGCCGTCCGCGTGCCGCCAGTCGAGTCGCTCGTGCTGCAGCGCGGCGTGCACCGCCGTGTACGACACCTGCACGGTGAGGTCGTCGACCGTCACGCGGCCGGACTTCACGAGCGTGCCGTCGTCGCGCGGCGCCCGCTGGTTCGAGTCCTTGAGCACGG